TCAAAATTTTTTAGATTTTGCTAATAACAAATGGGAAGATGCTAATATATCATCATTTTCAGATGGCGCCAATACTACAAAACTTTTTCATAAAATTAGAAAATCAAAGGTAGTTTGGTGTAATGAAATAAAATTATTAAAATTAGCAAAACATTACGCTGATAGAGCAAATTTAATAACTAATTGGCGATTTCAATTAGATATGCTTGAGCCAATGCAAATAACTCAATATGAAAAAGATGGTCATTATGATTTTCATTCAGATGGCAATGGTTTTTCAAGAACAATAAACAATAAAACTCGTAAATTATCTATGAGTATAATTCTCAATGATGATTATGAAGGTGGTGAATTTGAATTTCTAGGTCATAAAGAACCAATAAAACCCATAAAAGGCACTGTAATTGTTTTTCCATCTTACATGGTACATAGAGTTAAACCTGTAACAAAAGGTATTAGATATTCAGTAGTAGCTTGGTTTTGTGGTGAACCGTTTAGATAGGTCTAAACATGAAAAAAACATTAGAAAATAACAGCAAATATAATGAATATGATACTGATGGAGATGGTGTAGTTTCTGATGAAGAATTAGCTCATGTTACAGAAATAAAAAAACTGGAACATGATTTACGAAAACAAAGAGCACAAAGACGTATGGCAACTGCCAGTTTGGTTGCTATGGGTGGTTTTACTTTGGCAATGTTTTTTGTTGATATTGATAGAGTTAAGGCTTTATCGGATATTTCAAATTTATTTTATATTAGTGGTGCTGGTATTGTGGGTGCATATATGGGTGCTAGTGCTATTATGAATAGAAAATAATGTTTAAGGCATTTGTTACTATATGTGTAATTTCAATGCCAAATAATTGTCAAACATTAGAAGATACAAGAGGACCTTACAAATCAAAAGAACAATGTATAGAAAGAGCCTTAGATATTAGTAGACAGGTACATAAATATTACCCTTTATGGAAACCTGTCAAATATAAATGTCAAGAATTACCTGTTGGGAGGTTAAAATGGAAAATATGGTTTTAGATGCATGGAACGATTTAAGTTATGTAGAAGGTGTATTATTTACTTTTTGGCTATTTACACTGTATTATGGTAAAGTATGGATAGATAATAGATTTGAGAAAAAAAGATGCCCAAGATGTGGTTCTTAATGGAGAAATAGATGTTACAGGCACTTATTGGACCAGTTACTGGGCTATTAGATAAATTTATACCTGATGCAGATCAAAAAGCTAAACTCGCACATGACATAGCCACAATGTCCGAAAAACATGCTCAAGAGGCTTTACTTGCTCAATTAGAAATTAACAAAGCAGAAGCACAAAGTGGTTCATTATTTAAAGGCGGTTGGCGCCCAGCAGTTGGTTGGACATGTGCGATTGCTTTTCTATACCATTTTATCCTTAAAGACCTAATAATATTTGGCTGTGCCATCGCAGGTGTAGAATTACCAATCATGCCTGATTTTGATATGGGTACACTTTTAACTGTTCTTGGTGGCATGCTTGGTATCGGAACACTCAGAACATACGAAAAACAAAAAGGTCTTACTAAATGAGATTATGTTTTAGATGCAAAATAGCAATGAATAAAAAAATATTTTCTGATAAGGAAGTTATAAAAAAAATTATATATATATGTCCTGCTTGTAAATGTAATGAAGAAGATTATGATGTAAGTAATTCTAAATTTTCTGCATGGTCTGAATTAGATGTATTAAAAGAGGTTTAAATGGATATTGAACAATTAAAAACAGAACTTATTGAAGACGAAGGAGTAAAATACGAATTGTATTTAGACCACCTTGGTTATAAAACTTTTGGTATTGGGCATTTATGTAAGGCTACAGACCCAGAAAACGATTTAGAGGTAGGTACAAAGGTAAGTGAAGAAAGAGTTAATGAGTGTTTCTTAAAAGACGTAGAAAAGGTCATTGAAGATTGTACAATATTATATGATGAATTTTTTACATTACCTGATGAAGCACAATTAATTATTGCAAATATGATGTTTAATCTTGGGAGACCACGTTTATCTAAATTTATACGTATGAGAGAAAATGTTATTAATCACGACTGGAAAGGTGCAGAATCTGAAATGCGAAATTCAAAATGGTTTTCACAAGTGCCAAATCGTGCAGAAAGATTATGCAAAAGAATGGGGAATATAACAGTTTGAGTTACAGACTTTTAAAATTAAAAGCAGGTATTGTAAAAGATATAACAGAATATGCTTCAGGCAAAAATGGACCTTTTTATACAGATAGTAATTTAATTAGATTTAGAAATGGTTATCCAACAAAAATTGGTGGTTGGGAACAAGAGATTTATTTTAATAACGTAAATACAACAACAACAACATTAGCTCAAGGGAAACCAAAAAATGCTTTGTTTTGGAGGTCATTAAATGATGGCATAGACAGAATAGCATTAGGAACACATAGTCATTTATATATTATAAATAGTGGCGTTTTATATGATATTACACCTTTGCGAAAAACATCAACAAATCTATCTAACCCATTGGAAACAAGTAATAATTCAACAACTGTAATCGTAACAGATACAGGGCATGGTGCAAAAGATGGAGATTATGTTGTCATAGAACAAGCAACCGCAGTTGGTGGGATTACTGCTGATACATTAAATAGAGTAGAGGGATATGAAATAACTGTTACTGGTAATAATACATTTACAATAGAAGTTCCTACTCAGGCATCAAGTTCAACCACAGGTGGTGGCACAGGTTTAGATATTAAATATTTAATTGGTCGTGATGCAGAAATGAATATACAAAGTGCAGATACGGCAACTGGCTGGGGTGTTGGCACATGGAATGAAAGTACATGGGGTACACCAAGAGATGTATCAAGTGACACCGTTGCTTTAGAAGCAACTCAATGGTCATTACAATTATGGGGTGATGATTTACTTGCCAATAACAGAAATGGACAGATATATTATTGGGACACATCAGGAGGAGAAGGTAACCGAGCAGTGTTGGTGTCAAGTATTGCTGGTTCAACTGATGTACCTACTAAAAACAGAACAATAGCAATATCTTTTCCTGATAGACATTTAATAGTAGGTGGTACAACTTTAATTGGCACTACAGATTTAGACCCAATGTTAGTAAGATTTTCAGATCAAGAAGATTTTACAAAATTTACACCTACTGCAACAAATACTTCAGGAGACCAAAGATTAGAAGTTGGCAATAAAATTATATCTATAATACCTACTAAAGATGAAACATTTATAAATACAGATGAAGCAGTTTATGGTATGTCTTTTGTTGGCCCACCATTTACATTTTCATTTAGATTGTTAGCAGTTAATTGTGGTGCAGTTGCAAAAAATGGTGCCATTAGTGTTGATGGAAATGTTTATTGGATTGGTAAAAGCAATTTCTTTGTATACAATGGTCAAGTACAAGAATTACCATGCACAGTACAATATTTTGTTTTTAATAGATTACAAGAAAGATATATTGACAAAACATATGTTGGACAAAATAAAAAATTTAATGAAATAACATGGTTTTATGTAAGTGAAGATAATGCATCAGGAACAATAAATCCTGAGCCAGATAGTTATGTTACATATAATTATGCAGAAAATGTTTGGACAGTTGGTGAATTAGATAGAAATGTTTGGTTAGATGCTCAAGGTTTTAGAAATGTACCTTTTGCATTTGATGGTAACGCAAAATTGTATCAACATGAAACAGGTACATCTAATGACGGTCAATCTATGAATTGTTTTATAGAAAGTTCAGAATTAGAAATAGATGATACAGGCAACAAAACATTCTTAATAGATAGAATTGTTCCAGATGCGACAATGACAAGCGATACAAATTTATTCTTAGAATTTAAATGTAGAAAATTTCCTAACAGTGCAGAAATAACAAAAGGACCATTTACAATAACAACACAAACAGAAAAAATAAGCACAAGAGCAAAAGGTAGACAAATTGCAGTTAAATATTCAAGTACTGGTGTCAATGATGATTGGTCTTTAGGTGATTTTAGAATAAATGCAAAAGAGGATTCTATGAGATGATTAGATTACCTACACCACCAAGTGTGTATAAATTAACAAATGCTTTAGATTCAGCAAGACAATTATTTGATTTTTCAAGAAATTTAGTTTCTGCATTAGAAATACAACAAACACAAGTTAACAGAACAACACAGGCACAAACACAAGAAACAGAAGACCAAGCAACAGCAAAGGGTTTTTTCTTTGGCTAATAATTTTAAAAATGCAAAAAATGATTTGACTTCCACTGGCAATACAACAGTATATACATGTCCTACTGCAACTCAATCAATCATAAAAAGCATTTTAATTAGCAATGATAGTGGAAGTGCTGATACAATAGATATTACACTTACAGATGCCAGTTCAAATGTATTTAGTCTTTTTAAAGCAAAATCTATCACATCAAATACAACGGTTGAATTATTAGAACAACCACTTATAATACAAGAAAGTGAAATTATAAAAGCACAGGCAACGACTGCCGATAGGTTGCATATAATTATTAGCTTTTTGGAGGTTAATTAATGGCAGAAAAACCAAAATTCGGTG